GGACGAAGAACCGCAGAGTCAGCTATGTATTCTGCGGCCTTCGCCATAACCTCGACAGCATCAAATCCAAAGCGCGAATTCTTATAGCCTGGGTTGATGAGGCCGAGTCGGTATCAGCCACTGCGTGGAAAAAGCTTCGCCCGACAGTTCGTGAAGAAGGCTCAGAGATTTGGGTCACCTGGAACCCGGAGAAGGACGGCAGCGCCACTGATAAGCTCTTCAGAAAGAACCCGCCAAAAAGCTCGATGATTGTCGAGATGAACTATGTGGACAATCCATGGTTCCCTGCGGTTCTTGAGGAGGAGCGTCAGGAAGATCTGGCAAACCTCGACTACGCCGACTATGCGTGGATCTGGGAAGGCGCTTACCTCGAAAACTCCGACAAGCAGGTGCTGGCTAACAAATACATCGTGCAGAGCTTCGAAGATGATCTCTGGCAGCAATCAGAGCGCTTGTTGTTCGGCGCTGACTTCGGATTCGCGAAGGACCCTAGCACACTCATTCGCATGTTCATTCTGGATAACAACCTCTACATCGAATACGAGGCCTACGGCAATGGCGTTGAGCTCGACGATATGTGGAAGTTCTACGCTGGGAAAACCGACGCCACGCCGAGGCAACTTGTCGACTGGAAGGTCACCGACGAGGCTAAATATCCCGGCATCCCTGAAGCGCGTAAATGGCCTATCAAAGCCGATAACTCCCGGCCTGAAACCATCAGCCATATCAAGGGGCAGGGGTTCAATATCTCTTCTGCACAGAAATGGCAGGGCAGTGTAGAAGACGGCATCACCTGCCTGCGTGGGTTTAAGAAGATCATCATCCATCCTCGCTGCAAAGAGACAGCCAAAGAGGCGCGGCTTTACTCGTACAAAACGGACCGGATCACTGGCGAAGTTCTGCCGGTTATTGAAGACAAAAATAACCACTGCTGGGACGGCGTCCGCTACGGTCTGGACGGGTACATCAAGCACAAAGCGCAAGTCGGCGCAGTATTCTTCTAAGGAGCATCGCCAGTGAGCGAACAAGATAACGGCCTTCAACTGGCTGTGAACAGCCTCGCCACTGAAATGAGGCGAGCGAATTACCTGAATGCTATCGGCATCGGCGGCGGAAACACAAAGCGCCCGACGCTCTATCAGGAGTTTGGCTACCCACACACGATCACCTTCAACGACTTCTACAACATGTACCGCCGCAACGCCGCCGGTTTTGCTGTGGTGCATGGCCTGCTGGATGGATGCTGGCAGGATTACCCGCTCATCATCGACGGTGACGAGACGGAAGAGTCGAAAGAGACCAATCCGTGGGAGAAGAAGGTCACACGCTTCATGAAAAAACTGTGGTCGAAGGTTAAAGACGCCGATCGCCGCAATATGGTTGGACGTTACTCCGCGCTGTTGTTGCAGGTGAAAGACAATAAGCCCTGGGGGGAGCCAGTCGACATCAAGCTGGTGAAGTCACTCGGTGAGTCTGCGCTAGTGAAGCTGATTCCGGTATGGGAGCCGCAACTTACTGTCGCTGACTGGGATAACGATCGCCTCTCGCCGACCTTCGGTCAGCCGCTAATGTTCAACTTCAACGAGCTGCCGGTGGGAGACGAGCAATTCGTAGGGCCGATGCGAGGTGAACCGGTGCATCCAAGCCGGGTGATCATGTTCTGTGAAGGTTCAGAGGATGAAAATGTCCTGTCTGGCATCCCGCTGCTTGAAGCTGGCTACAACAAGGGGCTTGACCTGGAGAAAGTGTCCGGCGGTGGCGCTGAGGGCTTTCTGAAGAATGCCAGCCGTCAGATCGCGGTTGAGTTCAGCAAAGACACGGACATGGCCACGCTTGCCAGCCAGGCAAAGGCAGCCGGTTATGACGATCTCGGCCAGGCTATGGGCGACAAGGTCAACAAGCTAAATCGTGGGACCGACGCAGCGGCTGTTATGCAGGCCGGACAGATGCGAGTGCTCAGCGTGACGCCGGGCGACCCAGGCCCTACCTGGGAAGTTACCGCGAACGAGTTGGCCGCATCTGTGCAAATCCCGTTCACCATCCTGTTTGGTCAGCAGACCGGCCGCCTGGCGAGCGACGAGGATAAAACGGATTGGGCTATTCGTCGCAACACTCGCCGCAATGGGTTCCTGACTGATCGCATCACTGCATTGCTGGAGCGCTTCTGGACGCTGGGCATTATCGACCCACCGACCAAAGGCGAAGTCACCATCTCATGGAGTGACCTGCTGGCGCCGGGCGAGAAAGAGAAGATCGAGAACGCTTCTAAACTGGCCGACATCGTGCAGAAAACATCTGGATTCTATGGTGGGGAACCTCCATTTACCGCCAACGAACTGCGCGAGATTGTTGGACTGGACCCGCTGCCTGAGCCCAAAGAACCACCAAAACCGGACGATAAGGTGACAACAGATGATCCACTGGCCGATGACACCAGAACAGACGGCAAAGGTGGGCCTGCCGATCGTTCCGCGCAGCAAGGTTGACCCCACTCGATCGGCAAAGCAGGTTACCGCGATGTTCCGGGATATCGAGGGCCGGTATCTCGGCATCAATCGTGCTCTGAAGACAGTATTCGACCAGCGTCTGACCGGGCGGGAGCGTGAGGTCAACAGCCACAACTGGCATTTCCTGTGCCACGTTAACGGCGATGACCAGCGGCTCTACCAGGTCAACGCTGGCCGGTTCATCTACGACATGTCGCCGCGGGAACTGGCTGACCTGCTCGAGGCGGTGCAAGCCATCCTGGATGATTACCTGCTGGAAGGTGGCGAGCAGAATCAATGGGCGATGGATTACGTCGCCGCTGAGGCGCGGAGAGGGACTTTAGAGGCCTTTAACAACCTCTCGCAGCAGTCGCAGGTCTACGCCAGCCAGACGACGCTACAGCAGCTTTTAAGCAGCCCCGGCCACCTTAATCAGATCGAATCCGCCCGGCTGACAACATTCAGCGACTGGAAAGCCATCAGCGATGCCGCCCGGGCTGACCTGACAGGCATCATCACCGATGCGGTGGCGCGCGGGGTCAACCCGAGGGAGACAGCCAGTGTTATCAGTAAGCGCCTGGATGTGAGCATGTCCAGAGCCAAGGCCATTGCTCAGACCGAACAGGTCGGCGCGTTGCGACAGGCACAGTGGAACGAAACGGACTGGGCCGCCGACAGGCTGCGGCTGAATACTGGCCTGTTGTGGCTATCTGCGCTCAAGCCCACAACGCGCAGCTGGCACGCTAGCCGTCACGGCAAGGTCTACACCACCGAAGAGGTGCGAGACTTCTACGCCGAGAATGGTAACCGGTACAACTGCTACTGCAGCCAGATCCCGGCTCTGCTCAACGACGAAGGCAGCATTTTCAATGAAGGGCTGGCGGATAAGCTGGCAAAAGAACGCAAGCAGTGGAAAACAGATTCTGCTTGATGCTATAAACCATAAACGAAAATTTATGGCGTTATGGTAATGAGCGTTACACCTCAGGAAGTTGGGTCGTATTTTTTAACTCTGTTTGCTCCGATAACCATAGGGATTGTGGTTGCTGCATTTACTGCAAATTTCGCTTTGAAGCGCTTTCATAGTGAAAAATGGTGGGAAAAGAAACATAAAGCCTATGGAGACTTAGTTGATATTTTAATTGAGATACAAGCCATTTATGTCGCTGCCTCAATCCACTATGAAAGAGCCTACCAAGCTGAGCAGACCCTTTCAGAGGTGCCAGATTATCAATTCGACTGGCATAGGTTTTTTGATCTCAAAAAGCAATTAAGAAGGTTGTATATTTTATCTCCGATATCACTGAGTGCAGCCACAGAGTTGCATCTAACGCGTTTCTTTAAAGTTGATGCTGACTCTGAAGAAATGATCTGGTTGGGTAATTACCCTGAGCAGGTTGCCTATAGCGAGATGGCTGATGAAGTTGAAAATCTTATCGACCAGATAGTTAAAGATGCCAAATACGAGCTTAATTTCAAGTAACCACAGCAAATATTAAGACCCGCTCAGGCGGGTTTTTTATTGCCTGAAATTCACCATGAGGACCCAGCATGAAACGCAACCGCGTTAACGTGCTGACCGTCGTCAACTCCGGTTCAAACATCACCACTGAAACCGTCAACGGCAAGCCACATATCGTGGTTCGAGGCATCACGCCTGTCGTGGACGATATCGTGATGAACCGGAAGTTGTACCCGGCAGCAGAAATCGAAAAGGCCTACAACACCCTCGAGCGTAACCCGATGCCGCTGGGCCACCCGAAGGTGGATGGCAAGCATGTCTCGGCGCGAGATGTCCAGGCGGTGAACGAGTATCACGTCGGAGCCTGGCTGCAAAACGTTAGCCACAAAGACGGGAAGGTGACGGGCGACATGTACGTTAACCGCCAGTACGCCGAATCCAGCGAGAAGGGCAAGCGCCTGATTAACCGCCTGGACGAAATGCTGGCCGGCACCAACTCCGATCCGATCCACATCTCCACCGGCCTGCTGTATTCCGGCATTGCCGCCAATGGAGAATCGAAGGGCAAGAAGTACAACGAGATCGCCACCAACATGATGTTCGACCATGTGGCGGTGCTCCTCGATGAGCCCGGCGCTGGCACTCCAGCAGAAGGCGTAGGCATCTTCGTGAACGCAGAAGGGGATGAGCAGGAGATCGAAGTGGCGAGCCTTGCCGACGCCGCCGACTGCACCCGCGAAGGGATGCTCAACAAGACCAAATTCTTCTTCACCAATGCCTCCAACTTCTCCTTTGACGATATCCAGCGCGCCGTCAGCGACAGGCTGCGTGAGGGTTCGTCAGAAGATAAGTGGCTCTGGCCTGAAACTGTGTGGCCGGACACCTTCATCTACCGGGATGACACCAAGTACCTGAAGCAGAAGTACCTCATCGATGAGGACGGCAAAGCCGTGTTCGTCGGCGAACCTGTAGAAGTCGTGCGCAAACCAACTGAGTACGAGATTAAAACCAACGGAGAGAACGATCCGATGAAAGAACTGATTATCAATGCGCTGCAAGCCGCTGGTAAGCCGACCGAAGGCAAGTCCGACGCTGAGCTGATGGACGCATACAACCAGCTGGCAGCAGAGAAGGCCGCCAACAAAACCGAAACGCCTGAAGAGAAGGCCGCTCGCGAAAAGGCAGAGAAAGAAGAGCGTGAGCGGGCCAGCAACCAGGCGGAAGCCCCGGCATGGTTTAAGCCGTTCGCGGACGATCTCGCCGCGGTTAAGTCCGGCCTGACCGTTAACGCCGATAAGGAAAAATCAGAGCAACGCGCTGCGGTGAAAGCCAAGTTCGGTATGACCGATCTGGCAGTCAATGCCCTCGACGGCGAACCGCTGAAAGAGCTGTTCGCTCAGTGCCAGACCTCAACCGGCCTGAATGGTGCATTCCGCCAGGCTACCAACAACCAGTCAGTCAGCGAAATGCCGGAGTAAAAAATGGCTAAAGACGGAAAACACGTAATCCACGCCGGTGGCGTATTCCCTAATCCGCTGCTTAACCGTGAAGGTGCGGCGGCAGCGGCCACCAAGCCGGGCACCGTTGGTTTCTTCTCAGCAGGAAAATTCACTGCCTCCGTGGATGGCAACGAAGAAGCGATCCTGTATGTCGCTGATTTCGATTATCTGCGCTGCCAGACGGTTGATGACTCAATCCCAATCAACGAGCTGGTAGTCGCCATCCACCCGATGCAGGGCATGTTCCTGAACGTGCGAGCCGCTGCCGGCACGTACAAAAAAGGCCAGCCGTTATCCATCGTTAACGGCCAGGTGAAAGCCCACGCTTCCGGCGAGTCCATCCGCGCATATGTCGAAGAAGACACGGCGTACACCGTTGCTGCAGGCGATCTGCTGCGCGTCGTTATCAAGTAAGGAGCACCTGAATGCTTGTATTTTCCCGCTCTATCGGTGAACGCACCGGTAACCTCGAAGTCAACCAGGCGCAGTTCCGCGAGCTGGAGATGGCGCGCAACATGAGCGCGCAGTCTGTTGCTGACTTCATTGCCCGTGCTCGCTTCGGTGAAAACGGACATTTGGACGCAGTGAATGCGGTGGACGATATCCGCCGCATGTACCGCGCGTACGACCAGACAGTGCTGGCGCAGTTCGAGCCGAACACGGAGTTCACCCTGTTCAACGACCTGATGCCACTGTCCCGCTCTGTCCGCCTGGAAGATTCAGTGTATGAATACGCTCGCACCGGCGGTCGTGGCTGGGCGCGCACATCGATGTCCGGCCAGATTGGCGCGGCGCTGGATGCCCGCGCTTACAGCTTTGACGGCACCATGGTTCCGGTGCACGACAGCGGATTCAAGTTCCACTGGCGTGATCCGATCTTCAACAAAGGCTCTGCTCTAGCATCCCTGGCTGATGCGCAGCGTGGTTCTGTTGATGATGTGCGCCGCAAAATCGTGGATTACATGTTCAATGGCTTCCGCGACTCTGAAGGAAACTTCGTTACCTTTGACGGCAAGACCTGGAAGGGTCTCAAGGCTGATGACCGTGTAGGCCTGGTCGATCTCGGTGCGTCCGGCCTAAACATCAACTTCGCAACCAGCACTGACCCAGAAGCAATGCGTAACGGAGCGATTAAGCTACGCGATACGCTGAAACTCCAGAACAACCAGTACGGCCAACAGACCTGGTACGTCTCCAGTGAAATAATGTCCAACTGGGAGCAGTACTATGATACCCAGAACAAAACCCGCACGGTGCTGGAAGAGATTCTGAAGCTGTCTGGTATTGCCGCCGTGAAAGAAGATGCCGAGCTGACCGGAAACCAGGTATTGGTTGTACCACTGGCTGCAGGTGTTATCGCGCCGGTGGTTGGTCAGGCAGTGGGAACTGTTGCTGACCCGCGTCAGTTCTACAACAGCGACTATATCTGGCGCACCTGGGGGGCTGCTGGACTGATGGTTAAGCAGGATATCAACCTGAAACACGGCGTGCTCTTCGCGAGCAGCTAAGGAGAAAAAGAATGGCACTGGTAGAAATCACAGCAGGTAACGTCTTCGCCGGTGCCAACCTCCGAAAACTGGAGGTTGGTGCGATCGTAGAAGTGGACGATGCAACGGCTAAGCGCTGGTTGGAAACCGGTAAGGCGAAGGAGACCGACAAGAAGAAGGGCGAAAAGCTTTCCTTCGAAGTGGCTACCCCTTCCGCGCCGACGGCAGATCTTTCTGGCCTGCAAAAGCAACTCGCCGACGCGCTGGAGCAGAACGAAAAGCTGATCGCCGATGGTGAAGCAAAAGACAAGGCTCACGCCGACGCGCTGGCAGCAGAAACCAAACGCGCCGATGAGGCTGAATCCGCACTGGCAGAAGCAATCAAGAAGGCGAAATAACCATGGCTGACCCAATCACAGCGGCAGAAGTGCAACAGTACCTCAGTGAATTGGGCTACAGCATCCCGGGAGCGCTGCTGGATCCGATTCTTTGCTCGGTGAACAAAATCATCCCCTGCCTCGACGGGGCCGGGTATGACGACTGCACCGCAAAGCTGATCCTGATGTACGCCGCCGCGCTGATGGCGACGTCCTCCGGCGCGCGCCGCATCAAATCGCAGGGGGCACCGTCCGGTGCCTCACGATCGTTTGAGTACGGCGACGATGGCATCACCTGGCTGCGTGACTCGCTGGCCCGGATCGATACCAGCGGTTGCACCGGAGAGTTGCCGATCAGCGCCGGTAACAGCGTGGGCCTGTTCATGGTGGTAGGTGGCTGCTGATGACGTGGATATCCGTTAGCGTCCGGCTGCCTCGTTCCTTTACCCGCGTCTGGGTGATTACCGACACCGGGCGGGAAACCACCGGCTACGTCAAATCGGACGGGGAGTGGCACATCAACTGTGAGCGCATCCGGGCGACTGGCGCGAAGGTACTGCGCTGGAAGGAGGGCTGATGTCATCGGTAGCGAACTGGAGTTATACCGCAAAAGCCACGATATGGCGCAAGGGTGCTGGCGGCAAAGACGAAAACGGTGATCCCATAAACGGCTATGCCGCGCCGATCATCATCATGGTCGATTATGAAGGCGGGCTGTCAAAGCGTATCGGTAGCCTGGGCGCTGAAATCGTCGTGAAGAACACCGTGTGGACCGAATTCTCTCTGGCGGCTGCAGGTGATTACCTGCTGATTGGTGAATCTACCGAAGCCGATCCAGTTGCTGCTGGCGCTGATGAGGTGCGGCAGGTAATCCGTTACGCCGACACGTTCGAGCGAGTGGCGGACGATTTCGCGATACTGACGGGAGTTTAACCATGGGCATCAAAGTGAAGGGCATTGCCCAAGCGAAAAAACACCTGAACGACATCATCAACGACGTTCAGGGCCGGAAGGCTGTCCGCGCCATCCAGTCGGCGATGATGCTTATCGGCACCCGGGCGGCATATTACACCCCGATCGATACCTCCACTCTGGTGAATAGCCAGTTCCGGGAAATTGATGCGGGTGGAGTGATTATTACCGGTCGAGTCGGCTATTCGGCCAACTATGCAGCATATGTCCATGAGGCATCCGGCAAGATGAAAGGCCAGCCACGCGCGCACTTCGGTATCACCAGCAACCGCTCTGATTTCGGCCCGCAGAAACCGAAAGAGTTCGGCGGCGGGACCGGCACCGGTAACTACTGGGATCCTCACGGAGAGCCGCAATTCCTGACCAAAGGCGCTAATGAAGAGCGCGATGCCATAGATGCTGTGATGCGCAAGGAGCTTTCGCTATGACCAGAGAAACATTCCACCACTGTGAAGGTGGTCGTGGCCATCGGCAGGTGTTTGTTAATGGCAACAAAATTAGCCGAGTAGTATGGGCTGATGAAGAGAAAGGCATTGTGTGTTTTCATCCTGAACCGCTTAGATGCCATAGGCGAGGTCCTTTGCGCGTCTATTCCCGTAAGTTGCGTGGGAAGGTGAAGGTTGTCTTTAATGACGAGGTGAAAGCCAAATGACACCTATGATGCACGAGCGGGTGCGCAACATGTTCGGTGATGCTGGCCTGACAGCCGGATTTACGGTGCAGAAGTTGATGTACGACGACCCGGAGGATCTGACCCAGGCCGTGATGGTATTCCGGCCAAACGGTGGTTCGAACATCCGTCACGACCTTGGCTCTGAACATCACGTCATCGTCGATGTGATCGGCGCGAAGGATAAGCGCGGCGACGCCACCAATGCCGTACAGCGCATAGTCGATTATGTCCAGACAAACCCAATGGCAGACGAGTGTGTCGGTTACATCCAGAACATGGGCGCAATCCCTGCGCCGGTGCTGACGGCAGAAGGACGGATAGTTTTCCGACTCCAGTTCGCCTGCACTTACGGCGAATAGCCAAAAAACCATATAGACCCGCTACGGCGGGTTTTCTTTTTTATACGTCAAAGAGGAAGTTTCTATGGCTAATTGCCAGAACTCGAACGAACGCTTGTTCGGTGGTGCAGTCGTGCTGGAAGTCGCCGATGGTTGCCCCGACGTCAAGCCACTCGAAGCTGAGTGGAAAGCGCTGGCGGCTGGTACGTCCAAAGGCTTCGACTTCAACCCGAACTCGGTAACCTCAGATGCGGATGACGGCGGCGGTTATGTCGAAACCATCATCACCAACAGTGACTTTACTCTGAGCTTCGAGGGTGAGGTCCGCAAGAAGGATAAACTGGATCAGTATGGTGTCGGCAAATTCATCAAGTATTTCGCTGACGAGCTGAAGGCCAAGCGCCAGCCTGGGATCTGGGTGCGTATGGACTACGGCCCGGTAGAATTTATCGGCTACATGAACATCACGGCACTGAGTTCTGACGGCGGCACCAACGACATCGTCACGTTCTCCACCGAGTTCAAAGTGGGCGATGCCAGCACTATCGAAGTTAACGAAGTGACGGCAGTGGCGGTGACCGGCGTAACAG